GTGACAATCCATACAGACCTGAAGCTATTGTATATCCAATGATGCACGGACACGCAGACTTATCTGACACAGATGAGCTAATGTATGCTTACTGGGATAGCGAATTACATTTAAAGTTCAATGAGAATGGTGATATTCTTGAAGAAGTACAGCACAACTTAGGTGTATTACCTTTTGTATTTACACATAGAGAAGAGCAATTAGACTCTTTCTTTGTTGAAGGTGCATCAGACTTAGTATCTGCTAATGAGCATATCAATATTACAATGACTGAAATGCAATTAGGACTACGATTCCAAATGTTTGGACAACCAGTAGTAACTGGACTTATTTCTGATAATAGCAATGTAAGAGCAGGATCAGATGAAATTTTAACTTTACCTGAAGGAAGTAATTATAATATTGTATCGCCAGAAGGTAGAGTGCTTGATGTAATTGAAAACATCAAATGGCAAATAGAATTAGTAGCGTTAAACAATCATCTATTCGTTACTTTCGCACAATCAGGTGGTGAAGTACCAAGTGGTATATCGCTAATGATTAAAGACTTAGAACGCCACGAAGATTTTATCGATGATAAAGAATTATATCGTCAATACGAAAAAGACTTTTATAGAGTAGAATATGCTCTATCACAAATCAATAATCTTGGACTACCTGAAGTATCACAGTTTAAAGTTGATTTCTCTGAAGTTGAATATCCAATGACTACACAAGATAAGATTATGTTAAATGAGTACAAATTAAAACATAACTTAACTACTCAAGCACAATTATTAGCTGAAGAAAACAAAGATTTAAGTGTTGAAGATGCAAGACAAATCATAGAAGCTAATAAATCAGTAAATGGAGCAGAGGTAGTCGATGCTGAAACTCGAAGAGATTAAAGTTAATTTTAATTTTCATAAAGTAACTGGTGCAGCATTCGATATGAATATCCTTGCATCTATAGAAAATATGGTTCAATTCGCCTTTAGAAAAGTCAAAAACACATTTCGTTTTCAAAAAGATATTAATGGAAAGAAATATGCTCGTTCCACATCTGGATATTTAAATATGAAGCACAACTTTAAAAAAAGTAAAATCCAATCTAATAAAATTATGACTGATACCGGTAGACTTGAAGGAAGCATAGAATATTCCATCGATAGAAAAAATTTTTATGGATATGTAGGTACTGACCTTGTTGAGTACGGACAACACTTAGAGGATAATATATCTGGGGTTGTTAGAGATAAAGGTGTATACAAAGGATATATGGGAGATTTCGCACCAGTTCCACAAAGAAAATGGTTTTTTACCTCTAATGAAGAAGCATTTGAAATAATGGAAAAAAAGATAGATAAGGAAATAGATGCTTTTTTTGATGAATTAATAAGGAATCTTTCTACAAGTGAGCGTAAATTATAATATGGACGACTTAATCAAAGAGATATATAAAATGGTAGCAGAGATACGAAAAATATCTGAAGCCAATAACGATTTACTTGGTTTTATCTGTACCAAAGTTGCACCTAATAAAAAAATGTATCAGGAAGATATTAGTGTTGATGATGTGATGTCTATTTCTATGGAAATGTCAGAAATATTTGAAAAATACGATGTTATGCCTGAGGATTATGGCGTTGCTTAGATTCTAATTCTGCTAACTTCTCTAACCACTTACGCCTTTCACTATTTGTCGGACGCCTTGATGGCAATGGATCTAACCCTACTTTCTTAGCTCTCTGCAATAAAGCATATCGTGATGCTCTATCCTCTCTTTTCTTTTGTCTTGATGGTGGTTTACCTTCTTTAATTCTTTGAACTGCTTTCTTTTCTTTTATATCTCGCTTCTTCGGTTTGTCGTTTATAGGATTTCTTTCTGGAAGCGTATCCAGTATTTCTGTAACCTCTTCGCTTTCGGCGTCTATAATCTCATCAGCGTCTATTTGTTCAGCTTTTAAGAACTTTTCAAATGGACTATCTACGGTTACATTGATGTTTTTAACCAGCTTTCCTGAATGTTCTAATACCAGACGCCCTGCCTGGACATTCCCTTCAACAGCTTCACGAATCATACTGTTTAATACCATCGGTAGCTTAGCATTAAAAGACACCATATACTTTTTATAATACATATCAACAAAACGATCATCAGCAAACCAGGACTGAATAGTGCGTGGACTTACTTTTAATTGCTCGGCTATTTGTTTTTTGTTTAGCTCTGGATTATGAATCAATAAATCAATAGCAGCAAGTTGATTGGCTTTCTTTAGTTCGATATTGCTCACTTGCCTTGTCCTCTGTATTTCTTTTTATAATACTTCTTAGAACCTTTTGTCCCGTATTTAGTATTCGTGCTTTTACCTTGTCGAGTTTTTTTAGCACCATTAGACTTTACGGTGCGATCGTTGAATAATGACTTTCTCATTTCTTGTAGACTTTTTCTGCTCCTGCGATACCAAATGAACCGAGTGTAACCCAGACGAACGAGTTATAGATGTAGTCGTTGACCATTAGCTCTATTCCAATAATACCCATAGCTAAATCCACGATGCCGAATACGCACATCAACGCAAAAGACAAGAAGCCAATAATATTCTTTTCGTTGTATTCGTTTTTATCTTTAAATAAATCCCACATTACTTCTTGTCCTTTTTCTTTTTACCAAAAATCTTTTCCCAGCGTTCTTCCCATTTCTTTTGGGATATGCCCATTCTAGGTTCGTCACCTTTTCCAGCACCGTTGGCTTTACTAAATATACTCTTATCTTTCATTTACCAACTTTACGCATTGCAATACTGTGAGATTGTTTAAAGGTTTTTCCTTTACGCATAGCTGCTGCCATACTTCGTAAATGTGCTTTGGTATGATGAACCTTATGTTTGCTCATCTGCCTTTTTTGCACTGTGGTTAATCCTTTTAGGCTAACACCTTTTAAATTTTTAGCCATTACTTTTTCTTACCTTTTTTCTTCTTCTTCTTTTTCTTTTTTGTTCCATAATGATAGGGCATAACTATCTCCTCTTCTTAATTTTTTCCTTTGGACATACTTTTATATAATCTACTCTATTTTGCTCTTTGTTTCCTGTGTGTAACCCACAATAGGTGATGTCTTTTACCTTACTGGCGTAAGAACATTTCTTCTGTACTAATGAGCAATAATCAAACATTAATCTATATCCAATTCTTTGTATAATTTACGATCAGGCATTGAACCTGCACCATTTATGACCAATAATGGCTTAGAAGGTATCCTTTTGACTAAGAATTTCTCTTTACAACAAGTACATCTCTCGAGGGGATCATCTGTCATTTTCTGCTCCACCTCAAACACATTACCTGTTTCTAAACATTGATAATCATATCTTGGCATACACACAATTTAATCAATAATATCTGTGAAATACCAATAAAAAACCCTAAAAAGTTTGGATTGGAAATCTAATAGAAACACGACAAAAAACTGAACCTCTCAAATTCCTGTAAGTTCAGTAATATCGTCGTTTACAGACATTTTTTATTTCATTGATTCTTACATAAACTGTATTAAATTGATACTATTTATAGTTAGTCATTAACGATGGTTTTGCAAGGAATGCCATAGGACTTCTATATATATTCCTTGTCCCTACCATACCCCCCCTAAGTTCAACAATATCAACATTTACAAAGATTAGATCAAATATAATTGTCGTTTAAAAAATTAGGGCGTAGTACATGCTATGTAATCACAACACAACACGATATAAAAAAACATATAAAGAAATATAAAATAAATATACACACTAAAAGAAAAAAATTCGTAAGTTCTAAGAGTTGGGGGGAGATCCTCCAACATTAACAAACAAGGAGAAAAAAATGAAACCTAAAAACGAAACATGTAAAGAAAGAATAAATAGAAACCTAAAAAGTCGCGAGGAAGATTTTTTAAGATTTATGAACAACTACGACGAAAAAACAAGAGAAGAGTTTTGTTCGTACGGGCTAAGCTTTGATTTTGTCGAATTGTCAGAGTACAACAAGGAAGAAGAATATTATAGATATCAATTAAGTTGGGGAGGTCCATCTGACGAAATAAGAATCTATAAAGATAAAGTTAATTATGTTTTCATGGATTGGTTTGACTATGCAGATAAAGACATCACTCAAAAGAATTGGGTAAAATGGTTAGTTTCTGACTTTCAGGAGTTGGAAATGGTGCCCTTAAACTACGGAGGGTTGAAATAATGAAAGCGACAACTTTTTGTAGTGTCTGCGGTGAATTTCTCATCGATCCGTTATTGGCACAAGAAAATAAAAACATTATCAACGTTTTAAAATCTGACAAAGACGAAAAAGACGAAAAGAAAAGAAAATCTAATCTAAGAAAACTTAAAAAGATATTAAGGAAGGAGTTCTAAATGTTAATAGAAGTTATAACATATACCTTTTTTATCATCTTTTTTTGGGAGATGATAAAGAAAACTTTAAAAGAGTTATAGATTAAAGGGAGATTTTTTCTCCCTTTTTTCGTTTGGAGATCGTACTGCAAAATCAAAAAAAAAAACAAAATTTATAAGAGTAATTTTTATATTATTTCATAGAGGTTTTTTATATTATTTGTTATGAATTTTTATATTTTAATATTAAATTTAGTAAACTGATAAACAAAAGAGGTTATAATGAAACAAACAAAAGCAATACAATTATTATCTTACATGGACGATAATAATATAGAGTTAAAAAGAGTTGAGATTTCTCAATTCTTTCATACTCTAAACAAATCAAAAGCAACCAATATTAATGGTTATTACGGAACTAATATTCAAGAACTCATTGATAATAACATGATTAGAAAGAATAAAAAAACCAATAAATATAAACTAAGTGGTAGAGCAACAAGAGGATTAAGACATAAAAATCTTAAACCTTATGCGAAGTTTCAAAACGAATCAGAACATTATCAATTTCTTAAAAAAGAAGTTTCAAGATTAAGAGATAATTATAATCAGAGGATAAGAAACCTTATAGACAAAAACGCCGAGATGAAGTCTGAAAGAGATGAATTAGTTTCGAGATATAGTTTCTATTGGCAAAATACTAAACATGATGACTACAACATGAAAGTTGGTACTTTGATTAATAGATTACAACAATTACCAATGAACGCATATATCGACATGGCTTTGGATAGCGAGGGAAATAACTTTGGAGATATTTGTGATTTTGGTTTTGAAAATGAGTCATTGTTTAAAGGCGAATTAAAAAATGGTAAGATTGTTTACTCACTCCGTCCGAGAAGTGAGGAACTGCCAGAAGATAGATACAAATAACAAACGAGGAGATTAATATGTTCGAAAATGATAAAAAAGACAAAAATCATATACCCTTAGCTATAACAATTCCTGTATGCTATGCGGTAGATGATAAGGATAACTATAAACTTGATACCGACTTTTTGATAGATACTTTTAGCGATAGAATAAAAAGATTAGAAAAAGAAATGGATTATTTAAGTTGGAGCAAAAAACAAATAAGGAGATTGTAATGGATATTAAAAAAATAAAAGATGATTTAAACTATTCGTATGACGAGCAATGGGAAAAAGAAGAATACAACCCTCATGTTCTTGACGAGTTATTTAAATTCTTAAAAGAAAAAAGTAAAGATGAAAAAGAAACCTACGGAAATAAATTAGACATTAATAAAATGTTTGATGATTGGAAACAATATACTGATAGTGTTTTCGATTTCAATGATTGGGATTTTAAAAGGTTGGTTTGGGTAGTGTTTCACTCAATAGCATGGAACTTAGATAAAGTTGCTAAGGAAAATGAAATTGATTGGAATAAAATCGACATAGAAAACTACAATGACGGAGATATTCTCTAATAGGTCGGATCAAAATGTGGGGAGATCCTTAGGGGTTTCCCTGCATGAAAGGTAAATATGAAAGAAAAAATTATAAAAGAAACTACTTTAATTTGTCCGCAATGCTATTCCAACAATGTCGAATATTTAAAAAAAATGAATTATTATATTTGCTTTAATAGTTGCTGCGATTTACAAATTTTTAGAAAACCTGAGAAAACCATAATTTATATCTCTAAATAAAAAAGGAGATCTTAACGATCTCCTCTTTTATAACAAACAAGGTTTCTATATGAACATAGAAAGGATAATCAATTTAATATCTATATTCTTATAATCACACAAAAAAATTATTTTATATTATTTGTTATATTATATTGCACATACTATATATTTATATTTATATTTACAAACAAGGTTTATGAATTATAAAACAAACAGAATCAACAATTATATTATATTGGGCATAGCTATATCTTCATATCTCATTAATATACCCTATCAGTTAAATCAAAAAAATAGTTATGCCCATAATTATATTAGGATAACAAACAAGGAGAACAAATGAAAGTAGATGAATATAAAATAAACCCAGATATTGAAACTGGGGGAACGCATAGATTTAGCGAAGTAAAATTAAAACCGATTGAACTATTATTAGTATTTGGTAAACCTATGACTTCTGATGGTTATAAAGTATCTGGTGAATATTTTTTTGAACATACTGAAACTGGAACGCCAATATGTTTATATGATTGGAAATATACTACCTTATATGATAACGAGGGTATTAAACCAGTAGACTTTTGGAAGTTAGATGAGGAAGTCCAATTTAATATCGGATCAACCAATAGTATGGCTTATGGCTTTGATAAATGGATTAAACTAATTATTGAAAACAAACTAAACGAAATAAACGAGGGCATAGAACAATGAATACTATCGGAGCATTAATAGGTATCTATATTTGTTATAGATTATTAAAACAAGGTGTTAAGGAAGTGAGGAAATTAGACTAATGAAAGAATACACAGATAAACAAATCAATTCTATGATACTGCATTTGCGACTTAATAATGTTGCAGAGATGTATTATATCGAAAATCAAGATGATAGTCAGAGAAACTTTTTTGATTATCGCACACAATCATACCTGCAAAAATTTCAGGTAATAGCACTTGCGATTGAAACAGGTTGGAAAGATAAAGGAGAAGTAAATGAGTAAAAGCAATGACTTTTATGCTTTAAGTATTTGGTTAGCAGCAAACGATCGCAGTCAATCATGGATAGCTAAAAGACTTGAAATACACAAACAAACAATAACTCAATGGAAAAAACAAAACAAAGTTCCGCAACACATGAAATTAGCAATATGTTATGTAACTGGAACGAACTATGAACAACTATGGGAGGAAGTGTAAATGAGTGATCAATTAGTAAAAAAGTATAATCTTGATGAAAGTGATTTTTGGACTTTACGAGGTAATAAGATTATATCTTTTGACGGAGTGATAAAGATTATAGAAGCAGAAAACATTAAGTTTGAAATGTCTGATAATCTTGATGTATCGCCAAGTGTAGCTATTAAAATAAGAGCATATCAAGAAAGTGATGAGTTTGGTTTAATAGATGAAGTAACCTTTGGCGAGGCAAATGATACAAATTGCAAAAACCAATACTTTTGGGCTATGGCTGAAAAGCGCGGCAAGGCGAGAGGAGCATTACGCTTGTTAGGATTGTACGGAAAAAACAAATTCTACTCTGATGTAGAAGCAGAGGACTTTCAAATGAAAGCACCTACTATCAAACAAATAGAATCATTTAACCGACTTGAAAAGAAAGCACTTGATAAAGGCGTATTAAGTAAAGACGCAAGAAATTGGTTAAAGAATAACAGCAATGGTATTAGATCCAATGTTAATGTATATGAAAAAGCATTAGCAAGTCTTACGAACGCAATGGAGGGCAAGTAATGGACGGAGGACTTTTATTAGGAATTATGTTTGGATTATCAGTATTAATAGCATTTATGTTTGATTAATGGATAATTCTTTCATAAAGCTATATCGCAAAATACAAGACAACTGGATTTGGGATAATCCTTTGTATCTCAAATGTTGGATTGATATGTTGATGAGGGCAAGTATAAAGCCCTCGTCAATGTTGCTAAACAATCATATCATTGAAGTAAACAGAGGTGAGATTGTATTTTCGCAGCGAAACTTTGCTAAAAGAAATAATATGACAAGACAAAGATTAAGAACTTTTTTAAAGAAATTAGAAAAAACGAATATGATTGTAATAAAATCTAACCCAGATATAACCCACGCAATTATTGTCGAATACAATACCTACAATGAATTAAAACCCTACCAGCAAAAACCCACATCTAACCCTATTATAAGAAAGAAAGAAAGTAAGAATAAAGAAATAAATAAAGACTTTGAGAAATTTTGGAAAGCATATCCAAAGAAAGTAGGAAAGAAAAAAGTACAGGATAAATTTGACGCAAATAACTTTCCTATTGATTTAATTATAAAGAATATAGAATTGCAAAAGAAATCGGATCAATGGCAAAATCAACAATACATACCTAATCCAGAAACTTATCTAAACCAAGAAAGGTGGACAGATGAAGTAGTATTACCTTTTGTACCTGACGAGCCGATTTATATTTACCAATGTGGTAAATGCAACCAAACAAAGACAACTTCGGAATATAGAGATTTATATATTTCGTGTTGTGATGAACAAGTACAACCAAGAAAGGAATACAAATGAGTGAACATTATAGACTATTTTGCACTCAAAATAGGTGTTATTTAAATAATGATTTAAAAACCTTGAAGGAGTGGAAAGATTATTTAATAGAACTTCATAGTTTAGATACTGATGAGAGCAATTTAATAAACTTAACACTTTTTGATTTGTGTAATTATTATGAGTGGGAAATTCATAATAGCAATGAAAAGTTTGTAGATTTACATAAATTAAAATACAACCAAGAAAGGTATATAAATGAGTAAGATGTCAGAATTAGCAATGCAAACAGAGCAAGAAGAAATTTCATACATCAATAGTTTGTGTGAGGACGATAAGGAGTTATTATCTACTTGCTGCGGAGCAGGTGGAATAGGAAATATACACGAATACGACGGAGAGCATTATGGGTTATGTGCCAGATGTAAAGATCATTGCGAATTTGAATATGAGGAGGTATAAATGAGTTATGCAGACGAAAGTTATTCAAAAGACAATTTACATAATTACTACTTATTAACATTTTTAGGTAGTGTATTAGGAGAAGCGAGTAGTACAGGAGATAATCTTGTGGCTTTTTCTGATGAGAGTGTAGACAATCAAGGATCTTACGCAGTTTTCGTTTATTTAGATTATGTTAATATTGTAGATGACGGAAGTTGTTTAAGTGATAAGAGTATGTATCAAATAATTGGCTATTGTCAATTTCACGGAATAGAGTATAAGATTAATAAATGGAAAGACGCAGAGGAGTTAATAAAATGAGTTTTGATTTACTATTAAAAACACAAAAAGAGTTACACGATAATACAGCGAAGTGGAACGAAGTAATTAAAAAGATAAAGAAAATCAATTTCAGGAAATATAAAACAAATCAGACTATTGGTTTTATAATTGATGACATAGTAAAAGGAGAGTTTATCAATGAAACCAAGTAGTGCGAAAGCAAAGGGTAGAAATTTCCAGAACAAAGTCAGAGAGATGATAATGGAAAAGTTGGGGATCAATGAACACGACATTAAAACAGCAGTTATGGGCGAGAGTGGTATGGATATTATATTATCTAAGGCAGGGCGAGATACTTTTCCTTATGCAGTTGAGTGCAAAAAGGTAGAAAAGATTAATATATGGAAGTGCTACGAACAAGCATGTGAAAATTCAGATAACTTAACACCTATGCTTGTTTTCTCAAAAAATCATTCAAAAGTAATGGTTTGCTTTGAATTTAAGGATTTATTAGATTTAGTAAATGAAAGTAACGGATTCAAGAGGTTGACTAAATGAGCAGATTAACTGAGGACGGACTATATGTAATATCTTGCCCTAATTGTGGTAGTAAAGATATGATTAAAAAATCTCGTCAGAAGAACTATGACGGATCATATAAACAACGCTATAAATGTAAAGAGTGTGGCGTACAAACAGTTAATCCTACTCTTAATGATGTTGAAGTTGTTAGAGAGAATATTAAACTTGCAAAGCAGAAACAATCTGCACAAGATGTAAACCGAATAGAACGCAAAGCGTTTAGAGAACACGCAAGGTATGAAAATGCAATTACTAATCTATTATTTGATATTCAAGCACTATTGCAGCAAAAGAATTTTTCAGATTTTAAATTTAAAAAAATCAAACAAGGTAAAAGTGTTGGAGTGTTACAGATCGCTGACACACATTTTAACGAACTTGTTTCCCTACCTCATAACCATTATGATTTCAAGGTTGCTTCAAGACGCTTAAAACACTATGTAAACAGAGCAAAAGAAGTATTTAAGGTTTATGATATAGATAATGTATTAATCGCTATTACAGGCGATTTAATCAATTCAGATAGAAGATTAGATGAAATGCTTAATATGTCCACGAATAGAAGTAAAGCAGTATTTCTTGCAGTAGATTTATTGCAACAGATTATATTTGATATCGGACAAGATTATTCCGTATCAGTTGCTTGTGTAACTGGTAACGAAAGTAGACTTAAACAAGATTGGGGTTGGTCAGACTTTATGGCGTCAGACAATTACGACTTTGTTATCTTTGAAATTCTAAGACATTACTTTAAAACAACAGATGTGCAGTTTGTAGTTGATGATCCTACTGAATGTGTTGTTAATGTCGCAGGACAAAACTTATTATTATTACACGGTAACGGAAGTTTCACTACGCAATACGAAAAGAGTGTCAATCAAATCAAAGGTAGATACGCAGGTAGAGGAGTGCAGATAGATTATATTATCTCTGGACATATACACTCTGCGAGAGTTGGAGATATTGCAAGTAGAAGTAGCTCATTGGTTGGAGCTAACGAATATAGTGAAAAAGGATTAAATCTATCAGGAAGAGCAAGTCAGAATATTTATATTTTCCACGAAGATAAAAATATAG